TTCATTTTTAGCCTAATAAGTATCCAGTAAACTGGTGAAATATTCTTGCACCGGCATCAGCTGCATTATATACATCTGTTTGTGAAGCACCCGGCCCACTTTCTCTATATCTAACAAAAGCTGTATCACTTGCATCCATATCACAAACAGCGGCTACTTGAAAAGGCCAAAACTCTGGTTGTGCTTCAAAGAAATCTCGAACAGAATAATTTACTGAATATTTTCTATTACTTGTAACAATTTGAAAAGCGGCATAATAAGCACCATCATGGTCAATTGCTGCTGTAACTATTTTTGCTGTAAGCATATACTTTCCTGCCACTGGTGCTGTAAAGGTATTACTTGCAAAATCTCCATTAGTATCAAATATTTCAAGTCCAAAAACAATTGTATTATCCGCATCTTCTGTCATGTTTAATTGAGTAGCACTTGTCGTTGCACTAAAAGCAGGTTGCAATGGTTTAGTTACTGCTCCTGTTTCATCAAAAGCCATATGTGTAGTAGTACCTAATGCACTTCCTAATCCTATTACTAAATCATCTGTACTATCATCTAATCCAATATGATAATCTTGAGCATTTCCGTCAAAGATAATCTTAGTGTCTTCTGCTGTTGCATTTCCAATAGTTAATGCGGCTGAAGAAAATAATAATTTGGCTTCTGCATCCAATTCAGTTGTTGTAGAACCAATTGTAACAAGTTCATTTGCTGTAGCATTGTTTATTGCTGATACAGCACCACCACCTGCATCTTCAAAAGCCGGTGGAGAACCTGCACCAGTTGAGGTCAAAACCTGTCCATCATTTCCCGTTGCTATTGCTACGGGGTCGCCACTGGCATCAAAACTTATAATATTTCCATCTGTACCCCCCGCAAGTTTGGCAAGGGTTATAGCATTATCAGCTATTTCTGCTGTATCAACTGCATTATCTGCTAAGTGAGCATTGTCTATTGAAGCATCTACATACATATCAGAATCAATACTATTGTCTGCCATCAAAGCAGCTGTAATTTGGTCATTAGCAATATGTGCTGTATCAATACTTCCATCCACATACATATCAGAATCAATACTATTGTCTGCCATTAAAGCGGCTGTGATTTGGTCATTAGCAATATGTGCTGTATCAATACTTCCATCCACATACATATCAGAATCAATACTATTGTCTGCCATCAAAGCAGCTGTGATTTGGTCATTAGCAATATGTGCTGTATCTATACTTCCATCTACATAAGAATCTGAATCCACTGAGTTATCACTCAGATGAACTTCATCTATACTTCCATCTACATAATTATCAGAGTCAACTGAGTTTGCTCCTAAAGTAGCTGCATCCATATATGTTTTTACAGCAGTTACATTTGTCATTCTCATGACACCGCCATCGTTAATTAAAATTCCGTCTCCATCTGCTACTGCAGTTGTTCCTCTTGCTGTTCCACCATCTATTAGGTTTAATTCTGCGGCTGTTGTTGTTACATTTGTACCACCAATATCTAATGTAGTTGTTGATATTTCACCGGCAACAGTTACTAAACCATCTGCAACTGTTATTAAATCAGTGTCATCTGTATGCCCTATTGTTGTTCCATTAATTAAAACATTGTCAATATCTAATGACCCACCACTAATTAATCCTGTTGTTGTTATTGCTGATGAACCTGTATCAATAGTTCCAAATCCAGATGTTATTGAACCAGAGTTTATTGCTCCTGTTGTAACTATACCCGAGCCACCTGCTATTGGACTTAATACTGAAGCTATTGCTGTTCCATTAATTGTAATTGCATCAGCTTCTAATGTTCCATCAATATCAGCATCACCAGATATATCTAGTGATGTTGCATCAACTTCTCCTGCTACTGTTAGTACGCCATCAGCTAAAGTTAATAAATCAGTGTCATCTGTATGCCCTATTGTTGCTCCGTTAGTAATTACATTATCAACAGTTAAAGTTGTTAGTGTTCCAAGACTTGTTATATTTGATTGAGCCGCAGTTGTTACTGTAGCCGCTGTACCAGAAGCATTTCCTGTTACGTTACCTGTTAGTGGCCCTGCAAAAGCATCTGCTGTTACTGTACCATCAAAGAAAGCATCTTTAAATTCTAAAGAAGCAGTTCCTAAATCTATTTGATTAGTAGTAACAGGAGATAATGCTCCATCACCAATAGTTAATCTACCTGAACCACCTGTAGCTACTGTAATAACATCAGAGCCACTAAAAGTAATTGAAGTATCAGTATCAGCATCTCCTGCAATTGAATCTAATTGTAATGCACCAACATTTGTTAATGCCCCATCACCAAAGTCTAATTCACCTGCTACTGTTAAAGTACCAGATATATCTACATTACCATTTATGTCTACAGTTGTAGCCGCTATTTGTATTTCTGTATCAGCAACTAAATCTAATTGACCATCAGTAGATGAATTAATATATATTGCCGTATCTCTAAATTGTAATTTTTCTGTACTAGCTACAAGTAAATCATCTGAAAATTCAAAGTAATCTTCATCTTCCATCCACTTCATAACACCATCATTTGATTCACCATCAAATGTAACTGTTATATCTGTTCCTGCTGTAGCTGCTCCAAATGTTAATGTATTACCAAGTAATTTAGTTACTGCTCCACCTTCTGCCGCAGTACCATCGTGAGTATGTCCAGAGGATGCAACAAATGCCGCTAATAACTGATTAAATTCATTATTTAAATCAGATGCCTCAATGACGTTTCCATCAACAATGTTACTAGAGCTTTGCCTTGTATATGTTGCTCCCATTTATCTTCTTCCTCCCGGTGTAAATTCTAATTCAAATCCTCGTAATGCCCATGAGTTATTAGAACTTGTGTCTGTTATTTTTAAAGCTACTGCAAAACCAGAGCCTTCTATTCCTTGTCTTGTTATTGGTAAATCTCCTTGTCCAAAAACTGCTGTGCCGTATGCACCACTTCCAAATATTGCTCCACTTCCTGTTGTTTCTAGAGTAAATGCTTCTGGTTGTGGAGTATCACTATCATCATAATTATATCTTACAAACATACTAGCACTTACTAATCCTTCTGGCTTCCAGTTAACATTAACTCTTTGCATATTTTTTCTAACGCCGGGGTCACCCATTGTCATATCTGGAGAACGAAAAGTTGCATCCATAGTTGTTGTTAAACCCGCTCTTGTCCAAACATTTCCATCATCTTGTTTATAAATATAACCATCATAACCACCAGATACAGTTGTTTCTACATTACTAATTAAATCAGAATCACAACTAGAAACTTTTAAACCTTTTATATCTGCATATTCAAATCCCATTTGTTGTGTGTTAGGATTTTGTTTTATAACAGCCATTAAACCTTTTGAGTTTGCTTCTCCACCATTTGTTATTGGATAAAATAAACGATATTGGGATTTATCTCTAATAACTAAAGATGTTACATTATCATAGCCGATATCATTTATTCTATCTTGTACTTGTTTTGATATAGTACCTAATTCTACATCACCAATTCTTGCTGTACCTGCAATAGTACGAATACCATCAGCCGCTAAAAATATAATATCACCACCTATTTCTTGAATTGAATGATGGGCTAGTGTACCTATACCTTTTGCTACTTCAGCTTTAGCAAATGTAGTTGAACTTGTTCCTGCTATTTTGTATATACTATTTTGACAAAAAACAAAAAGCTCATCACGAAATACTTTTAATCCAGTTACAACATCTCCCATAATAATAGAGCCTGCTCCAGTATCAAAATCATCTTCTGTATAAGGCCCAGAAAATGTTACTGTAGATGTTTCATTAGACATTCCACCATAAAACATATGATTAGCAAATGATTTTACAAATTTAGGATTAGTTGGTGCAGTTCCACCCCCAGTTGCATTTATTATGTCTTCTGAATAACTTGTATTTAAAGTAAATGCCGCTGATTCTCCTGTAGCAATAATTATTTTATCGTTACCATCAAAATTAAATTTATCAAAATCATAAGTATTTGTAGTTCCTTTACTTGTTGCTCGTGATGTCCAACTTCCAGAAGTTGAACCAGTAGAAACTGTGCCACCTCTAGCCACTATAATAAGGTCATTAAATATAGCAGACATTTGTATTCTTTCACTAGAAGCTGATACTTCGGGAACTATAGTTGAATTATATAATGTAGTTCCATTTAATCTTCTATAACCACCCTCAATACTTGGCTCAAAATTTTGTAGTTGTAATGCTTCTCCGGGATGCATAGCAAAAACATCTTTGTTTAATACTAAGCCACCAGAGCAACTTACTACCATAGGTTTTTGCATACCTGTGTATGGCACTAAAATCCTCCAGAACCTACACGACCACCATGATTAACTCTATGGTCTGTCATGTATGATGCATTATTAATATATTCTACTCTCATAGCTTTTAAAGCTTCTTTAACTTCTCTATCAGCAAGTTGTGCTGATTGTAAATCAGACCTTAAAATATGAGCGTAATATTTTGCTCTATTTATTATAATATCTTTAAATCTATCATCTAAATCCATAGTGTCATCGTGAGCAGATAAATCAGTGTGTATTTTCCAATATTCATATTGTATAGTATAGTTGCTTGCATCTGGAACTGGTGATAAACCAAACTTTTTATTTTGTGTTGCATAAACTATATCTGGTGTGTCATATGAAGAAGAAGAGTTATTTAAATCTCTTTCTAAAAGTCTTCTATTATAATCATCGTAAGTTATGTATCGTAGTTTTTTTACTGGAATATTTTCAGATATTCTAACATAATCAACATCCATGTTTGTAGCAGTTGATGTGTTATTTAGTGTAATAAAAGTTGTTTGTGATGTTGCAGTAAATGATGTATCTAAAACTGCTCCTGCACCAAAATCTGTAACTGTTAATGTTGTACTTAAATTTTGTGTTCCTTCTGCCGCAGTACCTACTTGTACTTTTAAAGCTTGTCCTGTACTATTAGAATCAAAAACTCTT